GCGGCACGACGCTTGAACACATCGCCGCGCTGTTCGATGTCGAGCGGCTCGTGATCACGGCGGCCGATCCGGAGAACGGTATCGATGCGGTCTATGAGGACGACGACAGTCTGCGCGAGCGCGTGCAGCTCGCGCCGCGCGGCTTCTCCGTCGCCGGCCCGGAAGAGGCGTACGTGTTCCATGCACGCGCGGCGGACGGCCGCGTACTGTCCGCGTCCGCGCGCAGCCCCGAGCCGTGCGTGATGGTCGTCACGGTGCTGTCGCGCGAAGGCGACGGCACGGCGAGCGACGAGCTCATCGACATCGTGCGCGCGGCGCTCGAAGGCGTGCGGCCGCAAGGCGACGAGGTATTCGTGCAGAGCGCGAAAGTCGTGCCGTATTCGATCCGCGCGATGCTGCGCTTCTTCTCCGGTCCGGATCGCGGCGTCGCGCTCGCGGAAGCCCGCAAGCGCACCGACAAGTTCGCCGCGGCCATGCGGCGCATCGGCATGGAAATCACGGTCGACGGCCTGCACGCGGCGATGCGTGTCGCCGGCGTGCAAAAGGTGTTGCTCGACTCGCCCGCCGGCGGCGTCGCCGTGACGCACGAGCAGGCGCCGTACTGCACCGGAATCGAGCTGATCGACGGCGGGGTGGCGGATGACTAGGTTGGCGACCTCGCTGCTGCCCCCGAACGCGACCGCGCTTGAGCGGCGGCTCGCGGCGACGAACGCGCGTATCAGCGACATCCCGGTCGACATCGGGACGCTGATGGACCCCGACACGATCCCGCTGCGGTTCCTGCCGTGGCTCGCGTGGCACCTCGGCGTCGAGACGTGGAAGGACTACTGGCCCGAGCAGGTGAAGCGCGCGCGCGTGAAAGCGGCGATTCGGATCGCGCGTAAGAAGGGCACGGCCGCGGCCGTGCGCGAAGTGTGCGCGTCGTTCGGCGCGAACGTCGTGATGCGCGAATGGTTCGAGACGACGCCGAAGGGCCGGCCGGGCACGTTTGAAATCTTGATGACGGTCGGCGCGCGCGACGGCATCCCGGCGACCGCCGAATACGTCGCCGACATCATCGCCGAAGTCGACCGGGCCAAGCGCGGCACCGCGCATTACACGCTCACGCAAGGATTCAGCGCGACAGGCGCGCAGCGCATCGGCGCAGGCGCACGCGCGGCGGTGTATCGCCGCCTGTCCCTCACGGATATCTGACATGGCTGGAACCCTCATCAACATCACCGACGCCGGCCGCGCGGCGCTGGTCGCCCCCGGCAACACCGGCACCACCGCGCGTCGCGTCGTCGAGATCGGGCTCGGCGCCGCGCCGTTCGCGTTCGACCGCGGCATGAAGACCATGCCGAGCGAGCGCAAGCGCGTGACGACATTCGGCGGCGACAACGTGGCGCCGGACACCGTGCATGTCGTGATCCAGGACGATTCGGACGATCAATACTCGCTCTATGCGTTCGGCCTGTACCTCGACAACGGCGTGTTGTTCGGCGTCTACGTGCAGGACACGCCGATCCTCGAAAAATCGCCCGCGGCGCTGCTGCTGCTCGCGACCGACGTCGTCTTCGCGACGATCGACGCGGCGAAGCTCGAGTTCGGGCCGGCGACGTTCCTGAACCCGCCGGCGACGACCGAGCGCAAGGGCGTCGTCGAGCTCGCCACTCAGGCGGAAGTCGACGCGGGCGACGACGATACGCGCGCGATCACGCCGAAGACGGCCAGGCGGCGCTATGCGGCGCTGTCGGGCGCGGCGTTCGACGGTCCTGTGCGCGTCGTCGCCGATGTCGACGAGCGCGCCGCGCAGCTCGACGTGTCGCCGAAGACGGCCGGGGCCGGCAAAGAGGGCAAGGTTCGCCTGTTCGGCACGTTCGGCGACGCGTCGCTGCCCGATCTGAGCCCGCGGCTTGCCGCATCGGTTCGCGCCGGCTTCAACGCGGGCGCATGGGGCACCGAATACGTCGACGTTTGCGTGAACGACGGCACGAACAACGACGCACGCAGCGACGCGAAGCAGAAGCGCGCCGTGCGCATCACGTCCGGCGGCCGCGTGCTGATCGGTGAGCGCGCGGACGATGGCAAGACCGCGCTGCAGGTACTCGGCGGCGTCGACGCGTCGGAGGGCGTCACCGCGCGCGCGATCGACGCCGGCGGCGCCGGCGGCCAGTTCCGCGCGGTCTGCGACGGCTACGGTGCGCTCATCCGCAACGACGGGCTGAACGTCTATCTGCTGTCGACGAAAAAGGGAGAGGCGAACGGCACGTACAACGACTATCGGCCGCTCTCGTGGTCGCTGTCGAGCGGCAAGGTCATCATCGACGGAAACGGATCGGGCGCCGCTTTTGGCGGAAATGTCGACGTCGCCCGCGATCTGACCATCGGCCAGGGCACCGCCGAAGCGCATATTCGCCTCGGCCCGCTCGATGGCTACCACTACGCGAACAAGAACGCGGTGGGCTGGTGGTCGCCGACGCTCGGCTCGTTCCATTACGAGTTTGCGAGCCGCACGTTTCGCGTCGACGGAAAGATCGTGTGGCACGCAGGCAACCTCGACCCGCTCGACAAGAGCACGGGCGGCACGGTGGGCGGCGACGTCGCGTTCGCGCCGGGCAAGCGGCTCGTGCTCGCAGAAGGCAGCCCGTCCGCGCCGTCGCTCACGTTCGCCAACGAAGGCGCACAGGATACCGGCCTCTATCACTCGGCCGACGGCGAAGTCGGCGTGACGTGCGACGCGCGCGCCGTCGTGCGCTTCACGTCGTCGCTCGCGGCATTCGAGCAACCCGTGACCGTGCCGACGCCGCCGGCGGCCGATCGGTCGACGCGCGTCGCGACGACGGAATGGGTGCGGTCCGTTCTGTCGACGACGAGCATTGGTCAGATCGTTTTCGAGCCACGCACGACCGTGCGGCCGGGTTTCCTCAAGGCGAACGGCGTACTCGTGAACCGCGCCGACTACCCGGAATTGTGGGCGTATGCGCAGGCGAGCGGCGCGCTCGTGTCCGACGCGGACTGGATGAAGGATCGGTGGGGCTGCTTTTCGACGGGCGACGGCGCGGCGACGTTCCGCCTGCCCGAGCTGCGCGGCGAATTCATTCGATGCTGGTCGGACGCGCGCGGCGGCGTCGACGCGAGTCGGCAGATTGGCGCGTTCCAGGGCGACCAGAACCATACGCACGCGCACGGCGCAGGGTCGAGCGAAGCGCCGGACCACACGCATTCGGCCTGGACCGACGTACAGGGCTGGCACGGCCACCACGGATGGACGAACGCCGTCGGCGATCACCAACACATTTCGCCTTGGGGCGAGGCGCCGGGCATGTACAACCCGCCGTGGGGAACGTGGGGCTCGCCCAACAACCGCGGCGCGGAAGGCAGCGACAACGACAACGTGTACGGGATGACGAGCCCGGCCGGCAACCACGGTCACGAGTTCAACACCGAAGGCTCCGGAAATCACCAGCACAACATCGGTGTCAGCGCCAGCGGCCGCCACGCGCACGCGATCACGGTTCAGCCCGACGGCGGCGACGAAGCGCGCCCGCGCAACGTCGCGCTGCTCGCGCTGATTCGCGCCTACTAACCACGAGAGACACGACATGATGATTCACCACTACGACCCGGCAACGGGCGAATACCGGAGCAGCGGCCAACCGGACGCCGACCCGCGCAACGACGGCCGCTGGCTGATTCCCGCGTCCGCGACGCTCGACGCCCCGCCGGCGCGCACGCCCACCAGTTGGCCGTTCTATCGCGACGGCGCGTGGTTCCTGCTGCCCGACTACCGCGGCCGCACCTGCTATCGGACGGATACGGGCGAGCCCGTCGAAATCGCGATCGCGGGCAAGACGCCGGCCGACCTCGGCTTGACGACCGAGCCGCGCCCGTCCGAGCGTCACGCGTGGATCGATGGCGTGTGGACCGTGCCGCCCGAGCTGATCGCGCGCGAGAAGCGCGACGCGGCAATGGCGGAATTCGAGCGGCGCATGGAGATCGCGCGCCGGGAGAACCTCGGCAAAGCGGACGCCTACGCGGCGGGCCAGCTCGACGACGAGCAGACGTACTACTTCAAAGCCTGGTCGGCCTACCAGATGGCGCTCGTTGCCGCGATCCAGGCAGACCCGTTCCCGGACGCGATCGCGTGGCCCGACACGCCGGCGGCCTACGTGCCGCCGCCGCCCGAACCCGTCGCGCCCGAAGGCATGCCGCCCGCCGAGCCGGCCGTCGCCGACGACGCCGCGCGACCGGACGCCGAACACGCCCCGGCCTGACGCCGGCCCGATCACCGGGAATCCTCCCGATTTTCCATGTAACAGGAGCTGCACACCATGCCGCAGGATTACCACCACGGCGTACGCGTCATCGAAATCAACGAAGGCGGCCGGCCGATTCGCTCGGTGTCGACGGCCGTGCTCGGCGTCGTCTGCACGGCGGCCGACGCCGACGCGATCACCTTTCCGCTCAATACGCCCGTGCTGTTGACGAACGTCGTCGCCGCGCTCGGCAAGGCCGGCAAGAAAGGCACGCTGCGCCGCACGCTCGACGCGATCGGCAAGCAGACGAAGCCGCTCACCGTTGTTGTGCGCGTCGCCGAAGGCAAGGACGCCGACGAGACGACCTCGAACGTCATCGGCACCGTGACGCCGGAAGGCAAGTACACGGGCATCAAGGCGCTGCTCGCCGCGCAGGGCGCGCTCGGCGTGAAGCCGCGCATTCTCGTCGCACCCAGCCTCGACACGCAGCCGGTGGCGGCCGCGCTCGCGTCGACCGCGCAATCGCTGCGCGCGATGGCCTACGTGTCGGCGTTCGGCTGCAAGACGAAGGAAGAGGCGGCCGCGTACCGCAAGCAGTTCGGCCAACGCGAAATCATGGTGATTTGGCCGGACTGGCTCGGCTGGGACGACACCACGAATTCGACGGCCGTGATCCCGGCGCCGGCGATCGCGGCCGGTCTGCGCGCGAAGATCGACAACGACATCGGCTGGCACAAGACGCTGTCGAACGTCGTCGTGAACGGCGTGTCCGGCATCAGCGCCGACGTGTCGTGGGATTTGCAAGACCCGGCGACCGACGCGGGCTATCTGAACGAGCACGAAGTGACGACGCTCGTGAACCGCAACGGCTTCCGGTTTTGGGGCTCGCGCACGTGCTCGGATGATCCGAAGTTTGCGTTCGAGAACTACACGCGCACCGCGCAGGTGGCCGCCGATTCGATTGCCGAAGCGCAGATGCCGGTCGTCGACGGGCCGCTGAATCCGTCGCTCGCGCGGGATGTCGTGGAGAGCATCAACGGCTGGTTCCGGCAGCAGACCTCGAACGGCTATCTGGCCGGCGGCGGCGCCTGGATCGATCCCGAACCGAACACGGCCGACGTGCTCGCGGCCGGCAAGGCGTACATCGATTACGACTTCACGCCGGTTCCGCCTCTCGAAAACATGGTGCTGCGCCAGCGCATCACCGACCGCTACCTCGCCGACTTCCCGGCGCGCGTGGCGGGCTAACAGGAGCCAAACGCAATGGGTATGCCTCGAAAACTGAAGGGCTTCAACGTCTTCCACAACGGCGCGAACTTTGTCGGCGAAGTCGACGAGCTCGTTCTTCCGAAGCTCAAGCGCAAGATGGAAGCGTGGCAGGGCGGCGGCATGACCGGCCCGGTCAAGATCGACTACGGCAGCGAAGAGCTTCAGCTCGAATGGACGTGCGGCGGCTTCATGGTCGAAGTGCTCGAACAGTACGGCGCCGTGCAGCACGACGCCGTGTTGCTGCGTTTCTCTGGCGGCTATCGGCGCGAGGACAGCAAGAAGCACGACCAGATTGAAGTGGTCGTGAAGGGCCGCCACGAAGAAATCGACATGGGCACCGCCAAGACGAAGGAAGACACGAAGTTCAAGATCACGACCAACGTGAGCTACTACAAGCTGACCGTGAACGGTCGCGACCTCATCGAGCTCGACTTCGTGAACGCGGTCGAGAAGATCAACGGCATGGACCTCGCGTCGGACCTGCGCCGCGCGATGGGCCTGTAATCGCACGGCCGCGGCGAACGCGGGCCATCCCACTTTCACATCCCACCAGGAAACACCATGACGACCATCGACACCGCCCACATCGAAACGACGAGCCACGCCGCGCTCGACGAGAACACGCACACGCTCGACACGCCGATCGAGCGCGAAGGGCAAACCATTACGCAGGTCACGCTGCGCAAGCCGGCCTCGGGCGCGCTGCGCGGCACGTCGCTCGCCGCGCTCGTGAATCTCGATGTCGACGCGCTGCGCAAGGTGTTGCCGCGCATCAGCACGCCGACGCTCACCGAGTTCGACGTGGCCAACATGGACCCGGCCGACCTCGTGGCGTTGGGGGGTATCTTCGCGGGTTTTTTGATGCCGAAGGCGCTGAAAGCGAGCATGGAATCCCCGACCGCGTAGAGGACGCAATGGCCGATATCGCGACGGTGTTCGGCTGGACGCCGCGCGATATGGACGACTTCTCCCTGGCCGAACTGATGGACTGGCGCGAGCGCGCCCGGATACGTAGCGGAAACGAATAGCGATGGACAACGCCCTGAAACTGCGCGTCATGTTCGACATGATCGACAACTGGACGAAGCCCCTGAGGAACGTGCTGAACAGCAACAAGGGCCTTGCGCAGTCGCTCAAAAAAAACGCGCGGCGAGCTCGCCGAGCTCGGCAAGCAGCAGAAGGCCGTCGCCTCGTTCCGCGAGATGCGAGCCGGGCTCACTGGCACCGCGACGAAGCTCGGCGAAGCACAAGCGCACGTGCGGCAGCTCGCGGGCTCGCTGCGCACGTTCGGCCCGCCGTCTCGGCAGATGATCGCGGACCTTGCGCATGCGCGCCAAGCGGCGTCGACGCTGCGCGCCGAACAGAAGAAGCAGACGATCGCGCTCGAAGAGATGCGCGGCAAGCTCTCGCGGGCTGGCATCGATACGCGCAATCTCGCCGAGCACGAACGCACGCTGCGCTCGAACATCGCGCAAACGACAGCGACGATGCAGGCGCAGACGCGCCAGCTCGAATTGATGGCCGACCGCGAGAAGAAGCTCGGCGCGGCGCGCGGCAAGATGCAGGCGATGCAGGGCGTCGCCGGCGGCATGGCGATCGGCGGCTACGCGGCCAAGTCTGCTGGCGCGGGCGTCCTCGGCGGCTTGGGTGGCACGTTGGACGAAGCCAAGAAAGCGCAGAATGAAATCGCGCGCATTCAGGCGCTCGGCCTGGGCGAGCAGACGACGCGGGACGCGGAGAAGTTCGCCCGCAACATGAAGGTGTACGGTTCGAGCTACACCGATAATCTGACGATGATGCGCGACTCGTTGACGATTTTCGCCGATGAGCATCACGCGCAGATGGCCGCACCAATCCTGTCGCAGATGAAGTTCGCGAACGAGGCCATGTACGGCGCAGAGCATGGGGAAGAAAACGAACGCAAGTTCATGAACATGCTCAAGGTGATTGAGCTGCGCAACGGCACGAAAGACGAGGCGACGTTCCGAGACGAGGCGAACCGGGTACAGAAGGTCATTTCGGCGACCGGCGGCCGCGTCGGGGGCGACCAGTGGATGGAGTTCATCCAACGCGGCGGCGTCGCCGCGAAGTCGCTGTCGAAGGACGCGTTCTACTACCAGATGGAGCCAGTCGTCCAGGAGATGCAGGGTGGCACAGCAGGTAACGCGCTGATGTCGGGCTATCAGAACCTGATCGAAGGGCGAACGACGGTGCGCGCCACGCGCAAGCTGATGAAGCTCGGCCTGCTGGATGCGAAGAAAGTCGAATACGACAAGAACGGCCACGTGAAGGCGTTCGCCGATGGCGCGCTGCTCAATGCAGAGCAGTACAAATCGTCCCCTTATGAATGGTTGCAGAAGACGCTGCTGCCGGCGCTGGAAAAGAAGGGCATCAAGGGAGACAAGGCAATTCTCAGCGCGATTGGTTCGATCTTCACGAACCGATCCGCATCGAATCTGTTCGCGACGATGTACTTGCAGCGCGACCAAATCGCGAAGAACGAGCGTCTGAACAAAGGCGCGGCGGGCATTACCGAGCTGGACGGCATTGCGAAAGAGCAAACGTCCGGAAAGGAACTCGCGGCGCTCGCGAAGGTGCGCAATTTGAAAGAAGAGATCGGCGAGCGCGTCACGCCGATCTACAACGCCGCGCTCGACAAAACGCGCGAGCTCGCCGACAAGCTGTTGAAGACAGTTCAAGCGCACCCGCAAGCGACGAAGGTAGTCGTCGCGCTCGCGGCCGGCTTCGCCGCGCTGCTCGCAGTCGTCGGGACGTTCACAATCGTCCTCGCCGGCGTGCTCGGCCCGCTCGCCGTCGTGCGGTTCAGCATGACGACGCTCGGCATCCAGGGCGGCATTCTGTCGCGCGCGCTCGGCATCGGCGCGGCCGCATGGCGCATGTTCGGCGCGGCCGCGATGGGGGCCGGCCGCCTGTTGCTGACGACGCCGATTGGCCTGTACGCCGCGGCGTTCGTCGCCGCCGCGCTGCTGATCTACCGCTATTGGGGGCCAATCAAAGCGTTCGTCGGGGGTGCGCTCGCGGCGATCGGCAGTGCGCTCAAGCCGATCGGCAGTGCGCTGCTCGCGACATTGCAGCCGCTCAGCCGCGCACTCGCGGCCGCAAAGCCGATGTGGGATTGGTTGGGCCGTGCGCTGTCGACGGTAGGCGGCTGGTTCGGCAAGCTTTCCGAGCCGGCGCAAACGAGCGCCGATGGCCTCTCCGCCGCCGCAGAGGCCGGCCGCGGATTCGGTGCGGTGCTCGGCGCGGTGCTGCGCGCCGCGTTCACGCCGCTCACGTGGCTCGGCCGCGCGCTCGGCGGGCTCGCCGGCCTGTTCGTCGAAGCGATGGGCGACGCGCGCGCTGCAATGAGCGGCGGGCTTGCGGCGCTCGGTGCGTTGATTCTGAACTGGTCGCCGCTCGGCATGTTCTACCGCGCGTTCGCTGGCGTGCTGTCGCTGTTCGGCGTCGAGCTGCCCGCGAAGTTCACCGAGTTCGGCGGGCACCTCGTCGACGGGCTCGTCGGCGGCATCAGCAGCGGACTCGGCAAGGTGAAGGACGCGATTTCGAATATGGCGAACAGCACGGTGGGTTGGTTCAAAGAGAAGCTCGGCATTCACAGTCCGAGCCGGGTATTCGCGGTGCTCGGCGGCTTCGTCGGCGAGGGGGCGGCGCTCGGCATGCAGGGCGAGCAGCGGCGCGTCGCGAAAGCTGCGCTCAGCCTCGCCACCGCGGCGGTTGCGTCGTTCGGCACGCCGGCGCTCGCCACACCTACGCCGCCGCTCGTGCAGTCGACCATGCCGATCGACCGCCGCGCGCCGCTCGCGGCGGCGTCCGCCACGCCTTCGGCGGCCGCGTCGGCGTCGCCGATCACCATCAACATCTACGCGCAGGCCGGGCAGGACCCGCACGCGATCGCGCGCGCCATCGAGGCCGCGCTCGATCGCCGCGAGCGCGCGAAGCAGTCGCGCATCGGCTCGCGCCTGTCCGACTGACGCAACCGGAGCCACGCATGCTCATGTCTCTCGACCAATTCGTTTTCAGCCTCACCAGTGCGCCGTTCCGCGAGTTGCAGCGGCGACGCACCTGGAAGCATCCGACGAGCTCGCGCGTCGGCGCGCGCGACGGCCGCCAGTTCGCCGGCGTCGGCGATGACACGATCACGCTGAACGGCCTGGTCGCGCCCGAGACGATCGGCTCGATCGCGTCGATTCGCGAGCTGGCGGCGATGGCGGACACGGGAGAAGCGTACGTGCTCGTCGACGGCGCCGGGAACGTCTACGGCGCATACGTGATCGCCGAGTTGAACGAGACGCAGAGCTACCACGCGGCGGACGGCACGCCGCGGCGGATCGAGTTTCAGCTCACGATCGAGCGCGTCGACGACGACGTGCTGCGCACGGCACGCGACAAGAACACCCGGAAGGACAAGCGCTGATGGCCACGTCGACGAACGAACGGACCACGAGAACGGAATCGCAGGACGCGCCGCGCGTCGCGCGCCTGCACCCGCAACCGGACTATCGCATTTCGATGGGCGGCCGCGATCTGTCGCGCCTGTTCGCGCCGCGGCTCGTGTCGCTGTCGATTTCGGAGTCGCGCTCCGACGAAGCGGATACGGTCGACATCGTGCTCGACGACTCGAAAAACGATCTGGACATTCCGAAGCGCGGCAGCACGATCAAGGTATCGATCGGTTGGATCGGCGAGCCGCTCATCGACAAGGGCAGCTTCACCGTCAACGAAGTTGAGCACAGCGGTAGCCCGGACATCATCACGGTACGCGCACGTTCGGCCGCGATGACGAGCGGCATGCAGGAGCGACGCGAAAAGAGCTGGCATCGGCAGACGATCGGCTCGATCGTGCGCTCGATCGCCGGCCGCTACTCGTTGACGCCGGCGATCGGCGACGCGCTCGCGAAGATTCTGATCGCGCACATCGACCAGACGCATGAATCGGACATGTCGTTTCTCACGCGTCTGGCGAAGCGCTACGACGCCGTAATGAACGTGAAGGATCTACGCCTGCTGTTCATGCCGATCGGCACCGGCCAGACGGCGAGCGGCAAGCGGCTCGACGTGCTCGAACTGACGCGCACGAGCGGCGACAGCCATCGCTACCACGTGTCCGAGCGCGAGAACTACGCGGCCGTGCGGGCGCACTATCATTCGAACGGCCGCGCGAAGCGGAAGTCGGTCATCGTCGGGGGCGAGAACAACAAGAATGTGAAGGTGTTGCCGGAAGACTACGCAACGGAGGCGGAAGCGCGCGCGGCCGCGCAAGCCGAATTCAAGCGAATGCAGCGCAGCCAGGCGACGATGAGCTACACGCTCGCGCGCGGCCGCGCCGAGCTGTTCCCGGAGATGCCCGTCACGGTGTCGGGCTTCAAGCCGGAAATCGACGAGACGGCGTGGCTCGTGAAGAAGGCGACGCACACGATCGGCGACGTCGGCTTCACGACCGCGCTCGAGCTCGAAATGCGCGACGATCCGACGACGGAGCGGCACCGGTCGCATTTTCGGAAGAGTGGGAAGTAGTTGGCGCCGCGGCCCACGTGTACGTCGAATACAGCCGGCAACTGAGCGGCCGCGGCAAGATGGCCTATGCCGTGCGTTCAGTCGACGAAGCGCGTGAGCACTGCGCGAGCACTGCGCAGCTCGGCCATTGCTGCGAGCGCGCTTTCGAGCACCAGGCCCACCGAGTCAATCGCGCTGTCGATTGCCGCTTGCGCGTCAGCACAATTTCCACGGTCGTCACGATAGCGCGCCGCAACCGCGGCGAGCCCGCGAGCATCATCCAGCCGATCCGGGTTCATCGCCACGCCGGTCAGGTTGTTGTCGCGGTTGATGTTGCTTTGCATTTTCTTGGGTCCCCCAACTAACACTTTCACCACACTGCGCGACCCGGCGCGATGATGTCGCCTCGGAATAGGTCGCGCCCCAACGTCGCGGAATCGCCCTGATTCCGCGGCCGGGACGTTATTTCGTCCCGATGCTTCAATTCTTCTCAGCGGTCCCGTTTTCGCCAAGCTAGCCAACAGCTATAGGGGCGGCCGGCATCGTCGGCTTCTCTGATCGCTGCCAATGCCATTTGGGCAAGCACTTGTGGGCATGGAAACACGACGGCACGTCCTTCTTCATCAGACCAGCCCAACTCTGTATCCTTAAAGATATAAAAATATCCCGAATAAGGCAATTGGATACCTCGCGCGCCGAAGTAGTGGCGCGCACGCGCGAGTGCATAGAACTCTGCATCACACAACGCGAGCCCGCCGTCGTAACGCATGATCGCCGCCCGCTCGTTGAAGAACTCCCACACATTCTCGTCGTCGCGGCGTTTCATGATACAAAATATAGCTGTATGGATATACAGTATTCTTTGTGCAACGCGCCCTGTCAACGGCGGGGCTAAGATGGATGCCATCGCATATCGGAGCCGGCCATGTGTACGCAATACAGGGCGCCGGACGAAGATCCCGGCTTGAGCGAGCTGACGATCAGCCTTGGCGATCTTTGGCGGCGAACGCCTTGGGAGCAGGAGGTCTACACGGACTACCTCGCCCCGATCGTGCGTGCGCTCGACGACGGTGCGGAGGCGTTGCTCGCGAATTTCGGCTTCTGGCCGAAAGCGATGCAACGCGATGCTCGCGACCGAGCGAAAGAGGAAGGCCGGAAAGTGCCACCGATACGCGACACCGTGAATGCACGTGCGGAACGCATCGGGGAGTCCCCCCTCTACGGTCCATCCTGGCGGGCGGGCCGCCGCGCCCTTATTCCGGCCGCGTGGTTCTACGAGCCGAAATACACGCCTGACGACAGCTCGAACGAGCGTTGGCGTATTGGGCTCGCGTCGGGCGCTCCATGCGCAATTGCAGGCGTCTGGCGCACGATGCAGACGAGCGGCGGGCAGACGATTTGCACGATGGCAATGATCACCGTGAACGCGGACGATCACCGGCTACTACGGCAGTTCCACCGGAACTTTGATCGCGTAACGAAGAAGCCGGAAGAAAAGCGTTCGGTCGTGATCGTCCGCGCGCGCGACTACGACGACTGGCTGCGATGCCCGACACCGGAGGAAGCGCGCTCGTTCTTCACGCTCTTGCCGGCCGACGAGCTGCATGCAGAGTCAGCGCCCAAACCGAAGAAAGCATAGCCGCCGTTCGGCGTGCGCCCGCGTCGCTATTTCTTCGAGGACTTCGCCGCGCGCTCGGCGCGCAGCCGCTCGAGCTCGGCCATTGCACGATCGACATTTTCGGCCGTGCGTTGATCGAGCGCGGCTCGCCGGTTTTCCGGCAACCGCTTCGCGCGCCGCACGTTCGACGCAGTTGACATCGCACCCGATGCGACGCAGCTCTCCATGAACGCATGTAGCGCAGCTTTGCCGGAATCATTGAGCTGCCGATAGAGCTCGAGCACTTCAGATTCGTCGCCAGACACGTCAACTTCGACATGCGACTTCTTCACTTCCGCTATTGCGACTCGCTCTCCCGTCAGTACGTAGAAGATATCCACGCCGAGCTCACGCACTGCAAGTAGATAGTCCGCATCAGGCGATCGTTCGTCCGCTTCGTATGCGGACTGCGACCGTCGCGCAACCCCACCGACGGCCGCGAATTCGTCCTGACTGAGACCGATTCGCAAGCGCTCGTCTCGCAAGCGACTCCCGACTTGTGCCATAAATTTCCCATTAATCGTTGACGAGTCGTTTTTTGCTCATTACACTAGCCTTACCGTAACGCAAGACTAACGACGAAAGTATACAGACCATGACCACCGCCAAAGGCCCGCGCCGCTCGCCGCGCGGCACCCTGTCGGACAAGCCCGTATACGTCGGGCTGACGCCCACCGAACGCGACGAGCTCGAGCAGCTCGCCACGCAGCGCAACCGCTCGATTTCCAGCATGGCGCGCGAGCTGATCCGCATCGGTGCGAGTCACCTTCGCGCACTACCCGCCCCCCGTTCCCGCAACGAACGCCGTTGAATTGAGGAGCATGCATGTACCCCGATCCAAAGCGCGTCCGCAACAACAAGCACACGATCCGATTCGACGACTACGAAGAAGCCGTCCTCACGGCACTCGCGAACTATCAGGGCGAGCAGCTCGCCGTGATGATTCGCGAAATCGTCATGCGCGAAGCGACTGCCGTACTCGCGGAACGCAACAGTTCGATTTTGACCCGCGCAGGCGCCTGATTGAAGGCACCGAAACGCCAACAATGAGTAGCTCCTACGATGCCCGAAACCAGCACGGAGATTTCTTTCTCGGATGCCGAGCGCGACGTGCTGGAACGTGTGCGCCAGCTTTACGGCCTGCCGTCGATCGAGGCAACCGCCGAGTGGCTCGCGAAGCGACGCCTACGCCGCACGGCAACGCAAATGAACGGACGCGGCCGCGCCCTGTATCTCGTCCGGAGTAAGCCGAAATGCGAATCCTGAACCGCTGCCCACATTGCCGCACGCGCGCGACAGCGCGCAGCAGCCGCGAAATGTCGCTAACGTTCCGCGAAGTCACGTACCAGTGCAACAACCCGGAGTGCGGGCACACGTACGTCGTGAACATGGAATTCGCACGCACGCTTTCACCGTCCGCAATCCCAAATCTATCGCTGAATCTGGCGCTCTCGCCGCACGTGCGCGAACGCCTCGCGCAGCAGCTCGAGCTGCCGGTCTAGCCGCCTAACCCGCTTCCCCGTTTCCCCTCGCATCGTGCCATTGCGGCGCGAGGGGCTTTTTTTACCTGAAGAAAAGGAGTACTGAATGGCCACCCTTGCTTCTGCCCCACTCGTCCTGCCGTTCAACGTCGTCGATCTTCCGCTCGAGAAGCGCCGCGAATATTTGCGCGCGCTCTGGAACGCCGACGTCGACGCCATCGTGTTTCTCGGCGCCGCTCGGAAGCTCGGTTACGCGCTCGGCGGCCGATGGGATGCCGACGCCAACATGCCGGCGCTCGTTCCGACCATCCGGCTTCTGCACTGACCACGATGCGCGCGCCTCTCTCCGAGCTCGAGCTGCGCGCGGCCTGGTCGCGTCTGCGCATGGTCGGCGACATCGACACGGCCCCGCCCGCGGTTCGCCTTGTCGTCGAATCCGCGGCGCGCGCGATGCAGGACCGCGAATACATCCGCTTGCTACGCAACTTTGACGCAAAGCGTTGCGCGGCAAACGACACCGACGACTGACCCACCCGCGCCGGCGGCCGGCGCACACATGAGGAACCACACGATGAAACCCTACGTTTTCGGCGTCGGCGTACTGCTGATGCTCTCGTTCTCGCTCACGGGCATTCACTGCCTGACCGCCGACGTGCTGCGCCTGTTCGATGTTCGCCACGCACGCACCATCGCATTCGCGATCGGCGTCGCCGCATTGGTCGCCCTGGTCGCTGCGCTGGCCTGGTCCGTTCCGCCGCGGAGGTAAGCCATGACGCTCACGGAATTCTTCGCCGAGATCGGCAACGACCACCTGCGCTTCCAGCTCCTCGAACAGTCCATGACGGACATCCGCGCCATGCGGCGGGGAACGCTCGTCTCGTTCGCAACCGACGCGATCACGACGGCCGAAGCAGCCCTCGGCGCGGGCCGCGTGGGCCTGATCGTATGGGCCGATCGCGCCGCATATGAACGCGCGGCGACCAAAGCCAATCAAGCCAAGCCCACATAGCGCAGCGCCAGCCGCCGTCGACGAGCTCAAGGCGATCCACTCACGCGCTGTCGCACTGCATCGCTCGATAGCGCATCCACTTTCACGCCGCGCGCACTCCCCGATGCCTCGGGGCGCGGCGCTTTTCCGGGGCGGTCCGCACGACGCCCCGGCTTTTTCGAGGGTGACATGACCCAATTTTCTGAACACCTACTGCCAAGCGACACGGACGCGGCGATCCGTTATCGGCATGGCGTCCGCTACTTGTTGTTCCAGCAAATCGCAGAACTCCGAGCGCTGAAACGTCACGGGTTCTTCCCGTGGGCGCACGCTGCTTTGTGGATCGAGATCCGTTCGCGCCTGAACGCGCTCGGCGGCATCGCCGGGGAGTGGTGAGCATGACGACCGCATCGATCCGCTACGAGCTGATGACGACCGCCGGCCTACGTACTGTGAGCGGCGACCACGTCGTGATTCCGAACGAGGCCGGCGCAACCTTCGGCGTTCACATGGAGCGCCACGCGCCAAACGGCCATCCCGAGAAGTGGGCCGTGACCCACCTCGCTTCCGGCATGGCGGCCGGCGTCGGCCCGACGCGCGACGCCGCGATCGCGCACGCGGCCGCGAACCTCGAGCGCAACAAACGCCGGCTGCGCGACATGCTCGACGAAGCCATGACGGCACGCGCCGATCTGCAGGTCGCCGTGCATCGAATCCAACAGAACGAACACGCCATTCTCGGGAGGATTCCCGCATGAAGCACGACTCGACCCGCGCGCCGCACGACGTCGCGCTCGCCTCCGCGATTGCCGCTGCCGCCGGCACGCTGCGCTTCGACAACAAGCCGGGCAGCCTTCAACGGCAATGCATGCTCGGCCTGTTCGTCGCCGCGCTCAGCGATCGCCTTGCGCTCGCCTTCCCCGAGTCGGCCGCCGCGCTGAATGCCGTCGTGTTCAGTCCAGCCACGACCGGCAACCCCACCGACCGCACATCGCAGCAACCCAAGTAGCAAACACAGAAATGGCCACGATCGACGAACTGAAACAACGAATCGACCTGCACGACCTCGCCGACCGCCTCGGCCTCAAGCGCGGCCGCGGCGGCGACAGGGCGCTCTATCACTCGCCGCAGCACGAGGACAAGAGTCCGTCCCTGTCGATCTACGTGAACCATCCGAAGCACGGCACCGGCTGGCGCGATCACAGCGCCGACGCTGGCGGCTCGTGCATCGACCTGGTGATCCACGCGCGCGGCGGCACCGTCGCCGACGCCGTGCGCTACTTGCACGATGCGTACGGCATCCCGCTCGATCGACCGGCGCCGGCAGAGCGCCGCGAGAAGTCGACCGT